TCAAGTAAGTAGATACCGAATGACATGAGGAAAGCAACTGCAGGGTCTATTTTGTTGGCTGCTTTCTTTTTATTGGGCTTGATGTTGGCATTTGCATCTGTTTCCATCACTACATTACCTATAGCCCAAGCCAAAACAGGATCGCCATTATGTTTAATCCGTTTACGACTAATAAATACCTCAGCAGTTTTCGATGTTGGGCTATAACGTGCGTATGTTTGTGGGAACGGCTCAACGTCTAAGCCGATATTTTGTAACTGCGTTCTCAATTGTGTGGCGTTCCACACATCAAAGCCAATTAACTTAATATTAAATTGCTCACTGTCTTTTAAAATATCATCACGAATTTGGTCATAATCGATACAGTCGCCTTTAGTTACTCGAATCCAGCCCTGATTAACCCATTTACGGTACATCTCTCTATTTTTGTTAGCCACGTTAGTAAGCTGATATTCAGGAATGTAATGCCGTGTTAATAATCTTACTTCGGTTTCAAACGGAAACGAATAACAGACGCTAGTAATATCACTAGTAGATGATAAATCTAATCCAGCATAGCAATCTAACCCTTTTAAATCATCTTCTGCATAATCAGCCTTACACGCAACCCAGCTACCAGTATTTACCCAAGGCGTAGCTCCATTACACCAAATATTGAAGCGTTTAGTGAGCATTTCGACCCATTGCGAGGGTATACCTCTGGCTTTCTTGATAGTGTCCTCTAAGGCAACCCTATCGACAGAGATATCAAGATTAGGATTAGCTTTTATCCATAAATCAGGGTTATCGATTTCACTTTCATCGTCCAATTCGTAAATAAGCACAAATTGCGATTCGTTAACCTCGTCACCGGCTAAAATCTGGCAACAATAATCATAATGCTGTTTACAGGCTGATATGGTATTACTGCCAGCGGTGGTGATAGCAAATAAAATGCCCTCTGGTCTTGCTCCCATTCCTAATTCAAGAGCTGAATAAACGCCATTATCAGGGTGTAAGTGATATTCATCTACAATTGATAAACTAGGATTAGTTCCCTCTATCGTTGAAGCTTTTGAGGCAAGTGGTCTTAATATACTATTACTTTTAGGATTAATGATTTTATGTTGTTGAATGGTGACTCTTTTCTTTATTGGCTTGCTAAGTATCGCCATTTGTCTAGCATCATCAAACACAATTCGAGCTTGATCACGGCTAACAGCTGCAGTATAGATATCTTGTTGACCTTTTTCCATGACTAAAAACCAGTTAGCAAGAATTGCTGCTGTAGTCGATTTTGCGTTCTTTCTCGGTACTTGCACATAAGCACTACGGTATTTGCGTAATCCTGTTTTAACGTGCTTAAATCCCAGCAGATTAGCAAATAAGAATTGCTGCCACGGCTCAAGCACAATAGGTTTAGCTCTTAAATGACCTTTAACGTGTGGACAGACTTTTGAAAATGAAACAAATTTAGTGACAATTTCACTATCAAAATAATAATTAGGATTATCCAAATCAATAAAATAGCGGTTTACTGCCTGTTTTAAGCGTTTACAAGCAGGAATATCACCATTTTTAACCGATAATGCGTAATTATGCCAATCGGTCAAGCTCATCTTCCTCATTCGCTTCAACTGGATTCTTACGACGACTTACAGGATCAAAGCCAAGCAATGAAGCCATTTTAATCATGATTTTTTCAGCTTCTGACTTTGCACTAAGTGCAGGATTGCGACTTTCAGTACCTTGTGAGTTAACAATTGAAAATCCACGCTTTGCAATATCTTCCATTGCTTTACGGTACATAGAATAATTAACACAAAACAATTCTAAATTAGTCCAATCGGCTGGCTGAATATCATCACGACTAGCTAACTGGTCTGCTCTAAGTTTCCATTGTTCCTTTGCCAATTTATCCAAATATTTAGGTGCTTTCATATTATTGTTTTCTCTCTACTTTCTAAAAAATCACTGTGCATAAAAATTTGAGGAGGGTGGTGGTCTTTTGCCTCTTTGAATTTCTTTGAACTAATCCCCCTACCTCTTGCTACCTCAAAATTGAGTTGGCAAACGTGACAAAACGCAATTTTGAGCTTTGCTTATTAATCAATATGTTAATCATGTTCCATAACCTCGCTTATCAATCTCTCTTGTCTTGTAGCTGTGACAGTCTCGACATAATGGTTGATGATTATCTGCTCGCCAAAATAAAGGATCGCTTTGTCCATTCTTAACTGGCTTGATATGGTCTATCACTGTGGCTGGTACTAATAATCCTTTATCCTTACACATCGTGCATAATGGGTTATGTTTAAGATATTCAGATCGATATATTCGCCATCTATGGTTATATCCTCGTTGTGCTGCGTTGCCTCTTAACTTATCGTACTGTTTGCCTTTCTCTGACCTATGAATATCACAAAGCCCTGATTTAACCCGATTGCGACAATTGGGATAAGTGCATCTTCTTAATGGCTGTGTTGGCATGGCTCACCTAATAGATAGCTGGGTCACGGTAGATGCTCCATAATGATGATATTGCTAATGGTACTTGATTTACTATGCTACTTGTGACCATTTCCCTATTTTCATAGAGGTGAGCAATATACATTAAACATCCAGCTTTGATTGCTGGAGTAAATTCCTGTACCTCAAATGATTTACCGATATGTTTTTGACAGGCTTCAAGAGCAGCATCTATATAGATTTGAAGTAGGCTATCTTCCAAAGTATCAGTGACATCAATACGGCAGTGTAACTTTACTTCTTGTAGAGTAATATTAGCCATCATTTAATCCTCCCTCACATAACAATTCTAAATAAGTTTGTTTAGCATCAGGCAATACAGCTTTTATATTTAGATATTGTGTGCAAGTGTTATGTAACTTGATTCGATAAGCAGTATCAATATTATTAAGGTAACGAATATAAACCCTCATAGTAGTACTACTCATTTCTTGTTGTGATAGCATCAATTCTTTACCTGTCACCGCTTTAACTTCTGCCCATACAGTTGCTACATCTTTCCACTCTTTAATAATTTGACCGAACGGATCTCGGTAGCTCTCGAATTTCTGTAAGATAATGCGCTGTCTTAATCGCCCTATAATCATTCAGCATTATCCTTTTTAACTTCTACTGTTTGCTTCCACGCTTGGCTAAATTCTTCACCGCCCTCATAAGGTAATAAACCCTCTCTTAATCTTGCTTCATTAGGATTCATTACTCCTGATTTAATCGCTATGTTATAGCTGTTAAAGCGATCTATTGGGCTGGTACGCATCAAGTCCGATGTATCAAACTCAATTAGATAACGGCTTTTATCATTGTTAATATCAATCATTAATGCGTCTTTTAATTGTTGTTCAAAATTGGTAAGCCATGGTCTAAGCGTTAAAGTTAAAAATGAACGTGTAGCTTCTGAAAAGTTACTATATGAACTATGGGAATATTCTTGTAGAAACATCGGGCTAATGTTAAATATTCGAGCTATGTCCTCAATAGTAAACCGTCTACTTTGCAGCCACTCGGCATCTTGATTGCTCATGCCTAACTGCTCGTATTTCATTCCTCCTTCAAGTATTGGTGTTTTACCTGCATTTTTTGCACCTTTGTAACGTTCTAATGCATTTAAGGCTTTTTTCCCTTTTGCATCATCCATCCATTCAGCCATAGAGACATAACCACTTGCCATTAGTCCGTTTTTCATGATAGATGAGCCATGGCGTTGCTGGGCAAGTCCTAATCCTATCGCTTCTCGACAAATAGTAACGGGAGAACGTCCGAGAAAACCGTCATCACTCGCATAACGCAAATGCAATATTTCATCTTGTAAGTAATTGGTAACATTGCCGTCCTCATCAACAATTGAGTAAGCATATTTGCCATTGCCAAGCCGTTTAGGTGTTACGGCATACGGTGGAAAACTTTCCAGCCCTTGCGGTCGCCCATCTTTTCCCCAATGAATAACCGCATAGGCATTACCACCCAATAAACAGTGGCGCATCATGGTTCTTTTGAACTGGTAAGGTGTTTGCTTTCTGTTTGGCATTTCGTTGAGTAAGTATTCGACGGGATGGTCTGAGATTCGTTCACGTTCACCTTTTTTATTAAGTTTGTAAAGATAGCAAGGCATTGAGGCAACTGCTTCACTAATAACTGTCACAGCATTCATAACCGCAGGTAATGCTTCTGCTGAATTAGGAGAAACATACTCACCTGAATTGGTATTAGGCAAGCCAAGATAAGAGATTAGCTCGTCTACAGTCATACTGCGCTGTTCTGGTTTTTTTCGATTAAATAGCCACATTTTTATAACTCCATCAGATCAAGCCATGCCTTGCTTAAATCAGGCTGAAATTTAGCTTTAGCTTCAAGCATTGAACGTTTGGCTATTTGTATATCACTTTCTTGATATGCCGGCATGCTCGTGACCGTCACCTCGTAAATCTCGGCACTATTAACAGTTCTAAGGCATGGCTCTTGATTAAAATCCCATGATTCAGATGTGGCTATAAAACCAAATGACATACCACGAATATCACCACGATCCACGCTAACGAGCAAATCACGCCCTAGTTGAGTGTCTGGCGGTGTTAATTCAAATCTCAAGCCGATATCATCCTCTGCTAGAATTAAGGTGTTAGAGATAGTTCGACCTAATAGGGCTTTGTGGTCATGTTCAAATAAAGCGCGAATATCAGGATTGTTACTCAATGATTGGCTAAAGGCTTTCGGTGCGAACTGCTCATAAAATTCACCCCATATCAATTGTGAACGACTATTCCACTTCACCACATAACCGACCAGCTTAGTATCGTCCCTAACGACTTCGGTACTTCTGATTTCATATTTTTTCTTATCCATATCAACCTCAAAAGGGCATATAGCCCTGTTATTATTTACCAGCAGATACTTCTAAGATTTTGATAGCGTTAGAATCGACTAAACCACCACCGAGATATTTATCAGTATGGACTTTATAGAATCCTGGTTCTGTGATGTTATCTGGGCGAGTTCTTACACCAGTCTCATGGTCTATAATGTAGTAACCGCGTTTAAAATCACCAACGGCTACGACTGCACCGGTATCGTTCATATTTTCAAGATAATGAACAGGTTTACCGAGTAACATATCAGGATCGCCAGCTTGTAAACCATCACGCCAAATATAATCACCATTACCATTTTTAAGCTTTTGAAGTGTCGCTGCCGTATTTGAGTTCATAACCCATACAGCATTTTTACGGTATTTCTTTTTAAGTTTAAATAATAAATCAATAAGACTATCTGCCGTAATTGCGTTAGTTGTCATTTTCTCAAGTGTACCAAATGGACGAGCCTTGTCAGCTTGAGCTGCTTGAGGATAAGCAAGGAAACCTTTTGCTTTTTTAGTACCGTTACCACTGATAAGGTCTAATTCTTCAGTTTCGACAAACGTGTCCTTAATTTCATCAGTTAACCAACTTAAGACATCTAAATCACTAAAGTCTAGAATTTCTTGAGTAGTCTTAGGATAAGCGTAAATTGGATATAACTTGATTGATACTTCTTCAAGTTTAGGTGTAGCGGTTTCTGTTCGTGCAGTTCCCTCTTCGCCGTGATTAACTATCGCACCACCAACTGATACCAACTTTTTATATTCATTTGAGCCGATTTTTTTCACGGTACAAATTGCACGCATTTCTGATTCATCAGATAACTGACGCATAATTTCTTTGTCTAATTCAGGTATTACTGTATAACCACCATCAGCAGGTACAGCAGTAGACAATGAACGAGCCTCACCAGTACGGATATAGTTGCGTAATTCTTCATTAGTAAGCTTTTTATCTACTGGTTTGCTCTTATCTGCTAAACTTCGCTCTTCATTGGCTAAAGTTTCATAGTTAGAAATTTCAGTGTTCAACTCTTCAACTTTTGCTTTTATAGTATCAAATTGTGTCTTTTCTTCTGGTGTCATACTACGTTTTTCTTGCTCTACTTTATCAAGAATTGATCGCATTTCACTTACTTTACTTGCTTTTAACTGACGTAATTCAATAAGTTTTTTCATATCTTTATTATTTACCTTTATTTATTATTTATTTACAGCGAGATATGAAAGGCTTTAAGTGGGAATAGCGATTAGGCTATGAAAGATGCTGCGCTTTGGTTTTAGACTGCCATATCTGCGCTAATGATAGGTTTGTATTAACCCAACAAGCAGTCTAATCAATTGATAATTAAAGTAAATATTGTGAAGTAAAGTAAAATTAACGCGAAAGCGTAGAAACAGAATTATTTAACCTCTTTTTAATGTTGGATGCGCGTTATCAAGACAATCACGATAATTTTTTAAATGCTTAATTAATAAATCAAGTTGATCTTTATTTGTTGCTATAGGTTCATCAGATAGAACATGTCGAACAAATCCATGAGAATCAGCATAAAATAAAGCGCCTTTATTCAAAAATTTTTGATATTCTGAGTTTTTCATATCCCCAATAAATTTTGTAATATCATAATAATCTCTATGGTCACTAATATCTTGTAATGTAATTGGCATAATTAGCTCCTATTTATTGTTTGTTGTATTTCTGGTTAAATCGGTTGTGTAGCTCGTTATCAACATCTAACGCAGCATCAGGGAACCAGTCATTACACTTGTCATAATCAAGATGTAAGTTAGTCCTACGTCCCTCACCATGCCTTGCCCTTATAATGACTTCCAAGCCATACTCTTTCATTGCAGCAGGTAGAGCATTAACAAAGTTCCTAAGCGATAACGGATTTTTTAGATTATTATTTTCGATAAAAGTAATATAGGCATG